GCTTTCTCCTCATTATCAATAACTTCAAAATAACTATGATTAACATTATATCTACGATTTGTTAAAAGAATTTTATTTTTATCTAATATTCTTTTAATCGGTCTTGTTGATACACCAAAACTTATCGCAACTTTTTTAATGTTTTTAAGTTCATTATATCTTTTAATAACTAAATTATCTTCTATGTCTATTCTATTTCCCATCCTAATAAATATCTGTTAGTGTGTAGAAGTTGCCATAGATTAAAAAATAAATTACTCTTTTACGTGGTATTCCCAACCATCCTCTTTTTTTATTGGTGTAATCTTTAAATCTAAAAACACTGCGTTTTGTTCCGAAGCGTACAATCCTAATATATTATAATCGTAAAACTCTTCAGCCTCACCATAAAGCATTAGGTCCCTTTCTTGTAGGATATCTAATATTCTTTGTTTTGAATATAGTATTTTTCTACCCGGAGAACCAAAATCTTCTACAATACCGATGATAGCATCCTCTAATCCATCTAATAGAACAGCACCTTCCGCGTATTGGTCTATATCAACCGTGAATTTATTCATCAAGTAAATTGATTTCAGTTGGTATCGAATCTACATCCTCATCAACTAATTCCCAATTCTCCTCAAATGTACTCCAAAAAGCGTCTTCGTCTTCTAAATATTGTTGATATTCATCGTCTGATAATTCATATTCATAAACGTAAGTCGTTGTCTCAATTTTTTCTAATTTCGCCATAATTTTTATATTTTGTTTTTTTCTAAATTTTCAATTTTACGATTCAAATACCACAAAGCTTTCTTCAAATCTTGTATTTCTTTATCTGAATCTTTTAACCCTGCTCTCGCAACATATTTTACAACGTTGAAGATGTAAGCGTCTTTATCAAGACCCCAAGCTTCACAAACCTTTACAACCTCATATGGATTATCCTGACCACCATAATGTTCAGGGTGGTTAACCATTTCTTTATTATTCTCCATCTTCTTCTTTTTTTACATCTTGACACAATAAATTAATACCTTCAGGTTTGATAACAAACCTAAATTTAACAATTAACAATCCATCTTCAGAATAATCACCAATTATATCCATATTAGAACCTTTAACTAACATATGTAACCCCCCAACTAAATCACCTACCGGACCTAAAAATTTAAGAACAATAGTTGTAATCTTTATTAAATCCGCAGGATTAAATGTATATTGTACGGTTTGATAAATTTCTGTCGTGAAAATAAAATCCTCACCAACATTTTCAATATGGAATTTACGGAACAAATATTCCGGAATGTTAACTTCTTCATTAACATTAATAATGAACCTATTTTCCTTTAATGGTTCTATTGATTTAAACACTTTATTTGTTATATCAATCATAATTTTACAATATAATATTTTCCTAATCTAATACTCTTTTTAATTCCATTTCTAACCGAAAAGAGTGGTTTTGTTGTTACATTAATTCCGAACCCATTATTAAATCTAATAAACCACCCAACAGGTGAAATACTAAATAATATAGAATACTTGGATATTTTAATTACTGTTTGACTACATCCACTACCAATGTAATAGGTTTTCTTAGATAGCCACATAGTAACCTTCACTTAAAGAACTTTCCTTAATGTAACCCTCAGAGATTAAAATATCTAATTGTTTTTTTGATTCATCTTCATTCTGTCTAAGAATATATTTGGAGATGTAGCTGATGTGGATTGGTTGTCTTAACTTATCCATTAATGTTTTAATTTGTTTTTTGTCCATTACGATAATAATTTTCTTGTTATTTTAACATTTTGATTAACATATGACAATATTTTTCTTTTGAATATCGGGACCAAAGTTTGTTCTAGTGGAAATATATCACTACAAAATACTTCAAAGATTGGATTATCCTTTTCATTATTTATCTCATATGTTTTTGAAAATGTAGAGATAATTTCCGGGATAGTCAAATTATCTTGTTGTCCTTTGAATATTAATTTTAGGGATGTTTTTGTCTGACCTTTAGTTTTGTAAACTTTCCTTGTGGTATATTGCCAAACATAAACAGTCTCGGGTGTTTTATAAGAAAAAAAACCCGACTTACTATCTATATTGTTTTTGTTTTTTTTCACAATAACTTCGATGGAATCATAAACAATACTCCATATTGATTTTGCAAAATTAAAATAGTCGTGTAGTTGTGGTTGACTATTTTTTAAGATTTTTTGATATTCAATAACTTCCTCATCATCAAGTACCGGAATATCCTTAACTTTTAAATCAGATAGGACTAACTCATCGTCGTTAGATGTTATTTTTTTATCAACGTATAATATTTTATTTTGTGTTAATAAAGTTTGTATATTACCCAAATGTAATGAAAGTTCAATAAACATCGGGTAAACTTCCATTTTATCAAGATGTTTATTCATCTTTTGAAAGTAATCTAATAATACGTATTGTTTTTGCTCAGCATCTAAAATGCCGTCAAACAACCAATCGGTATCCATTATGAATTTATTCTTATTTTTCTGTTTCATTTCCATATTCTATTATTTTAATAATACGGGAAAAAATTAGAAAAAGGAATAGTTTTAGTTAGTTCTCATTATATAATATGTTTCACCCTCAAAATCAATACTATCATAAGTCCCATCATAATGACTCATAATACCCCAACCATCAGTATCAACCAATCCTTGAGCTAAAGCGTCTTTATCAATATATTCTTTAATATCCATCCCATATTCATTAAGATAGTCCATAGGGTCTCTTCTAACGTCTCTAACTAATTCTTCCACCTTATTATCAATCATATCCTCGTCTGGTTCAGTATCAACCTCAATATTATCTAACTCTTCTTGGAGAGCCTCAATTTGATTATCTAAATCCTCTTCGTAGTCATAATAATTTTCGTCATCTGAATCTAATTCAAATTTTTGTTGTTCCAAATCTTCAATTTGTGATTCAATTTGAGCAATTCTTTCCTCTTGTTCCTCAGTTAATTCAAAATCATCATCATTAAAATAACTATCAGGACTATCCCTAACCGCATACTCATAATCTTCTCTCGCAAATTCAACAATCGCATCGTCATCTAAATAATCTTCAATAAAATTTTTACTAAATCCTTCAGCACCAACCTCATCAATATAACCCTCAGCGTAATCTAACGCCGCACTATCCATCTCATCGTTAGTTCCCACCGTATATTCTCTATCTCTAAAACCATCAGCTAAAACTTCAAATTGAGTTAGACCATAATGTTCGTAAGTTGTTGGAGACATATCATAAACATCCGCAGCTTCATCCGTCAATTCCTCGATTTCATTTTCAGTTTCTTCAATAGCCTCAGTTAATTGATTAACTAAATCATCATCCTCAGTCTCATTATATCTTTCCTGTAATTCCTCCAACTTAACTTTAAGAACTTCTAATTTTTCTTTATCATCATCATCCAAAACTTTAAGTTCACCTTGACCCTCTAACCATAAAAGTAATGCGTGAGCTTTTAATCCTGTATCATCACCTGTGGTTACATCCCATTCATCATTAGCACGACGAGATTCTGTCTCATCTTTTTTCGCTTGTAATTCAGCTCTTTGTCTAGTTCTTTCTCGAGGAGAATTAGAATCCCAAATATTTGATTTAACTCTTAAATCTCCAAGGTTGGATATATTAGTATTACGAATATCTAAGCTACCGTCAATATATGCTATCGGCCCAATATCTTTAACAGGTAAATTATTTAAATCCAAATCACCTGTTATATACAATGGTTTTCCACCATATTTTTTTAATCTTCTAAATACATCACCATTATAACTGGCATATTCCATCATTTCCAAATAATCCTCAGGAGATATTCTGTAATATTCATCCTCAGATTGTTCTACTATTCGTTTAATTACTTTATGTAATTCGGATTCCGTAAGTCTTAATTTTCTTCCCATAGTTATAAATATCCGCTAAGATACAAAATTTATTTACTTATTATCATTATTGGCGATATTTATGAATAATATGAGTTGTGGAATATATAAAATAGAGAATATTAAAAACAATAAAGTTTATATTGGAAGCTCGGTAAATTTAAATAATAGAGAATACAGACATTTTTGGATGTTAAAAAAAAATATTCACGACAATGATTATTTACAGCATTCATATAACAAATATGGTAAAGACATTTTTTTATTTAATGTTGTTGAAGTTTGTTTACCCGAAGAATTAATCGTTAAAGAAAATTTTTATATTAATAAGTATAACTCAAATAATTTAACATTTGGTTATAATTTAGCGACCGTAAATGAATTTAGGAGAAACACTTACAATAATGAAGTTAAAATTAAATTGTCTAAATATAATTTACAAAAAAATGGAAATATTAAATCATTTTCATTAGTAAATATTGAATCAAATGAAGAATTTATATTTAATTCTTTGGTGGATGGAGCAAACTATTTAATTGAGAATGGATTTGCCAAAGGTAAACCAAGAAATGTTAGAATGAAATTATCCTCATCATTAAGAGGTGTTACAATGAATAACGGACATAATGGGTCAATTCGTAAAACCTGTTATAAACATAAATTTAAAATAATAAACTAAACTAAAAACCAATTATTATGTGCGGATGTAAAAACAAAACAAACCAAACACCACCAGCTCAACAAACGAATACTCCGGCGGGTCAAAGTCAACCACAGACTCAACCTATCCAAGAATCAATTCGTAAAGTAGTTCAAAAATATTATTCTAAAAAATAATAACT